TGTTATRGAATAAGGAGAATAAAGTACCTTATTATGACCCAGGCTATCCATTTGATGAAGAAGATGAARGACARGGAGAATTAGATTTTGACAGTTGTTTCAGTATTCTTCCAARAATTACTAAAACCAATACAAAAGAAACTCTTCAATTGTRGATAAACAAAGCTGTACCAGCARGGTTCAAACTYGTAACACCAGATRGCAGTATTATCGAGTCTAAGAGGAGTAAATTTCACCCTCTAGATATAGAAAATGAAGAAAACCCTAAATGTCCATACTGCCCGCTTGATCATGCTGGCTATACTAGTAGTGAATCAGATGATGCATAAGCAAACAAGAAAAACAGGTTTGAGCCAGCACTTCATGCTTGATTTTGCACTAGGATTAAAATAGCTGTTGGGTGGCTCTACTCACTAGGAATCAGACTTRTATCCAAGCAGTAGCCACCTAACAGTTCCTGGATCAAATACTGGTAGATGTGATAAATTAAATCATCTCAGTATTCTTGGCCCAGGCTTTTGCTTACGCATATGCTTATAGGAGAAGAAAGCATGGCCTTAGGCATAAACTGGGAACTGTGGAATACGAAGAGCAAAAGTCTGGCATGTGTGACACGGTACCCAGTTTATTAGTTCAAATCCCTTAAGGATCTGAATCATATAAGAAATGTACCTTTTCATGTATGAGAATTATAATCATGTTTGGAACTTAGATATGTGAAAAGTATAAAATGTATCCTTTTAGATTGTACGGGAGCTTCCTACTCACACATCTAGCTGCGCCTAGAGTGAGACTGGACTCTCCAGGCTTGGTAAGATCATATTTTATTTTGTTCATTGCTCTGCTGTTAGATTGTAAGGGTATGCCATTTATCATTTAATTTGCCAACGATAATAAACCGCTTGATTCGAGAACCAATCTTTTTATTGTTGTTGTTTCTATACTTAATCAAAGTGAAACTAGAACTTGGAACGTGAAATAGTTAAGAATTGCCACCTACTGGGGCAATTAAGCATTGCTCTGGTGAAGGCTTTTACTCTAACTTAAGTACTTCCAAGATCTATCCACAACAGTTTGGCGCCCAACGTGGGGCTCGAATCAAGTAGAACTTTTATTTTGAAGAAGGTTTTATACCCTAGGGAACTTCTGCACTGTGGAAGTAATGGCTCAAGGGGATCCTATAATAAATCAAGGAGATTTAAATGTAGTTGAATTAACTCATTTATTAAGAGAAAATGGTTTACCAGGAAATCCTCGAAACGGCCAGACTTATGCCATCGCTATGACTGAAGGCTGGTGGGGAGATCATCCTAGGTATCGAATAATAAGAGTGGTTTTTCAGGATACTAGTGGAAATCCTCTATCACAACCACAATGGATGGATGAAGATAGACAGATGAATCCATTACAAGACCCAGTAGTAGGTTGTACTTTTAATCAGGCTTCAAGAGTGTTTGATCAGATAGACATAGGAGAAGGGCCATCACGTTTTGGGCCTTTGGCAGATGGAATGTTCCTTATCACCGATAATGCATGGATGGATTTCGTTCCGCTGTCAGCTATGGAAATAACAGATATTAACAATGAAAGAACTCTCAGAGATCATCTTACATTTTGTTGTACCCTCCTAGAGAATATGATGGCAGACATAATTGTTACACAAAGAGAAAATAGGGATTTAAATACTACAATAAATAACTTGAGAGCAACTATACCGGTAGCTAGTCAAGCACTCCCACACTCTAGTCTACCCGCTACACCAATGGCTGCCTCTACACCTGGAGGACCATCTGGGTTGCCACCATCAACCTTTAACATAGGAGCAGTAGGTCCTTCCTATCAGCCACCAGCTCAATTACCATCAGCGCCTCCCATTGCACTACCAGTAATACCATCAGCACCATTGGCTCCAGCTGTTCCTTTGCCTCAATCTCAGCCACCACAGCCAATGTATAATCCTTATATGATGGCAGGCAACCTACAAGGGAATGTCTTGCCAATATCACAAATAAAGGCTGTAATTGGGGAAACCCCCACAGATCATAAAGCAGTACCGTTATGGGTGGCAAAACATGCAGCAGCAATTGAGGGGGTATTTCCTACCGGGAGTCCTGAAGTTCGATGTAGAGTATTGAACTCCTTGTTAACAGGACATGGAGGTATGATGCTACATCCAGTGGATTGTGTCTCCTGGACCAATGCTGCAAGTGTCTTATTTCAGAGAGTACACGGTGTAGTTCCACTACACCAGCTACCTAAGACTTTAGAAGAAGTCGCCAAAACTGAAGGCTTACTTGTAGCATATAACATAGGAATGACATTTACAAGTAATAATTTTGATTTAATTTGGGGTATTATTAGACCCCTAGTACCTGGGCAAGCAGCAGTAGCTATGCTTCAGGGATATTTAGACCAATATCCTCGACCTCAAGACAAAATTGAACATTTCCCTCGGTTTTTGAGACGTACCTTTGAAGTACTTGGCCTAAACTTCTTAGGACAAAGCATACGTTCTACCCAGGCTCCTTCTCGTCCTAATTCAGCAAATCGAGGAACCAATACTGCAAGAGGGCGAGGAGGAAACCGAGGACGAGGGAGAGGACGAGGAGTTCCACCAGGACCACCTCCTGGTAGAGGAACAGCAACGCCGCAAGCAGCAGGAACATCAAGATCATCGTCAGGCTCTTTTGGAGAACAGCCAAGGTACAATCTAAGGCCTCAGGTTAACAGGCCCTCCAGATACGGAGGAGGACCTAATCCTGCCCGAAATAATCCTGAACCTCAAGGAGGTGACACTAGCTCAACTCCACGAGGCCAGGGAGAACGATCGGGACGGCAGAGAAACAACAACGCCCGGCAAAATCAACAACCTCCACGAAGACCTGATCGAACAGTTAACACCGTAAGAACAGCTCAACCAAATCCTACAGTTGCTTCCGGAAGTCAAGATGACAACTCCACCCCTCCTTCAACTGCCCGTGGAAGTGAAGAAAACAGAGCTTAACGGTTTCTGGGACACGGGAGCTCAGATAACATGCATACCAGAAGCCTTTTTAAAGGAAGAAATACCAATTGGAGAAGCACAAATTAAAACTCTTCATGGAACTAAGCTACAATCAGTATATTATCTAAAATTTAAAGTACTAGGGAGGAAAGTGGAAGCTGAAGTAACAACTTCTCCTTTTGATTATGTGATCATTTCCCCTTCGGACATCCCCTGGTATAAACCACAACCTTTAGAATTAACTGTAAAATTACCAGTACAAGATTTTAAAAAGGAACTTATTAATAAGGCCAATATTAATAATGAGGAGAAGAAGCAATTAGCTAAACTGCTTGATAAGTATGATGTACTGTGGCAACAGTGGGAAAATCAAGTGGGGCATAGAAAGATACCTCCACATAATATAGCCACCGGTACAGTTGCTCCAAGACCTCAAAGACAGTATCATATCAATACAAAGGCTAAGCCTAGTATTCAACAAGTGATTGATGATTTACTTAAGCAAGGAGTATTGATAAAACAGACCAGTGTAATGAATACACCAATATATCCAGTTCCCAAACCAGATGGTAAATGGAGAATGGTACTAGATTATAGAGCTGTGAATAAAACAGTACCATTAATAGGAGCACAAAATCAACATTCCTTAGGAATATTAACAAATTTAGTAAGACAAAAATACAAATCTACTATAGATTTGTCCAATGGATTCTGGGCCCATCCAATCACCAAAGATTCACAGTGGATAACAGCTTTTACTTGGGAAGGCAAACAGCATGTATGGACAAGGCTGCCTCAAGGATTTTTAAATAGTCCTGCCTTGTTTACTGCAGATGTAGTAGACTTATTAAAGAATATACCGGGGATAAGTGTGTATGTAGATGATATATATTTTAGCACTGAAACAGTGTCAGAACATTTGAAAATTTTAGAAAAAGTATTTAAGATTCTTCTGGAAGCTGGATATATTGTTTCCCTGAAAAAATCAGCATTATTGAGGTATGAAGTAACATTCTTGGGCTTCTCTATAACTCAAACAGGAAGAGGATTAACCTCTGAATTTAAAGACAAAATACAAAACATCACATCACCGAGAACTTTGAAAGAGTTGCAAAGTATACTAGGCTTATTTAATTTCGCGAGAAATTTTGTACCTAACTTTTCTGAAATAATAAAGCCTTTATATTCTCTTATCTCAACTGCTGAGGGCAACAATATTAAATGGACTTCTGAACACACTAGATATCTGGAGGAAATTGTTTCTGCATTGAATCATGCAGGAAACTTAGAACAGCGTGACAATGAGTCACCACTAGTGGTTAAATTAAATGCCTCTCCTAAAACAGGATATATAAGATATTATAATAAAGGAGGTCAAAAGCCTATTGCTTATGCCTCTCATGTATTCACTAACACTGAATTAAAGTTTACCCCTTTGGAAAAATTATTAGTTACTATGCATAAAGCTTTAATTAAGGCTATTGATTTGGCATTGGGTCAACCCATCGAGGTATACAGTCCCATAATTTCAATGCAGAAACTACAAAAAACACCACTACCTGAGAGAAAAGCATTATCCACAAGGTGGATTACTTGGTTAAGTTATTTAGAAGATCCTAGAATAACCTTTTACTATGACAAAACGCTGCCTGATTTAAAGAATGTACCTGAAACTGTAACTGACAAAAAACCTAAAATGTYGCCTATTATAGAGTATGCAGCTGTCTTTTATACAGATGGCTCGGCAATAAGGTCACCTGATAAAAATAAGTCTCATTCCTCAGGAATGGGAATTGTGCATGCTGTATTTAAGCCTGAGTTAACCATTGAACATCAATGGTCAATTCCTTTGGGGGACCATACAGCACAATATGCTGAAATATCTGCGGTAGAATTTGCTTGTAAAAAGGCCAATAATATCTCTGGGCCTGTACTTATAGTAACTGACAGTGATTATGTTGCCAGAAGTGTGAATGAGGAATTACCTTTTTGGAGGTCTAATGGGTTTGTTAACAATAAGAAGAAGCCTCTTAAGCATATAAGTAAATGGAAAAATATTTCTGATTCCCTTCTTCTCAAAAGAGATATTATTATTGTCCATGAGCCTGGACACAAACCTTCTTATACAAGTATTCATACACAAGGGAATAATTTGGCAGATAAATTGGCTACCCAAGGAAGTTATACCGTTAATAATATTGTTAAAAATCCAAGCCTGGATGCAGAGCTTGAACAACTTATTAATGGACACTCTGTAAAAGGATATCCTTCAAGATATAAGTATATTTTGAAGGAAGGGCAAGTTTTTGTTCTAAGACCAGAAGGAGAAAAAATTATACCACCTAAAAGTGACAGATTGGCCTTAGTAAAAATTGCACATGAGTTTTCTCATGCCGGACGTGAAGCCACAGTTCTTAGATTGCAAGATAAATACTGGTGGCCAAACATGAGAAAGGATGTGATTAGTCATATCCGTACGTGCAAACCTTGTTTGACAACAGATGGTTCAAACTTGACTCCTATACCTCCAAAACCGCAACTAAGGCCTGAAAAACCTTTTGATAAATTTTTTATTGATTATATTGGCCCCTTACCTCCTTCACATGGATTTGTATATGTCCTTGTTGTTGTTGACGCAGCAACTGGGTTTACATGGTTATACCCCACGAAGGCTCCTTCCACCAATGCAACAATAACCAGTCTCAATATACTCCTTGGTACTGCAGTTCCTAGGGTGCTGCATTCCGATCAAGGATCAGCATTTACCTCATCTACCTTTGCTGATTGGGCAAAGGAAAAAGGAATACAATTGGAATTCAGTACTCCTTACCACCCCCAAAGTAGTGGAATGGTGGAAAGGAAAAACAGGGAGATAAAACGATTGATTACTAAACTATTGGTGGGAAGACCTACTAAGTGGTATCCATTATTACCCACTATTCAGCTTGCGTTGAATAACACATATAGTGTCCATTATAAGAAAACTCCACACCAATTATTATTCGGTGTTGACGGAAATGTTCCATTTGCTAACCAAGACACACTTGATTTAACTAGAGAAGAGGAACTTTCTCTTCTCTCTGAGGTCCGTACTTCTTTGTTGCCACCTTCCACCCCTCCAGCCTCCAAGCGTGCCTGGCTTCCTTCTGTTGGCCTTCTTGTCCAGGAGAGGGTTGCACGCCCTTCACAACTTCGTCCTAAGTGGAAAAAGCCTACACCGATACTTGAAGTTGTGAATGACCGGACCGTTGTCATTTTGGACAATCAGGGACAACGAAGAACAGTGAGTATAGATAATCTCAAACTTACTCCACATCAGGATGGCACCTCCAATGAGCCTGACGGAATGGATCCTTTGGAACAAAAAAAGAAATATGACAATCATGACATCTAATCTAACAGGTATAACCCCTGATCAGAAAAAAGCCCTCTTGGATGAAATAGATGAGGAAGAACCTTTCATAAAACCCACTATACAACAAAGATTATCCTATACTTGTTATTTGGCATGTGCTACAACTACCAGGATTATGATATGGATCCTCTTTTGTGTCATAGTTCTAACAGTAGCATTAATCATTTGTTTTACAACTGCTGCAAGAATTCAATGGCGTCATGCCATAATAACTCCTGGACCAGTCATTGATTGGAATTCAACTATTCATAAGGTCATTCCAGCACAACAAAGGGCAAGACGATTCGCCAGGGACTTAATTAAGGTTACTGAAGAAAGATATGTAGAAGTTAATGCAACAGGAATTCCTCAAGGAGTAATTTTGTTGCCACATCCAAAACCTATAATACAGAAAAACAGAGTCTTAGGTTTATCACAAATCTTACTGATTAATTCAGAAAGCTTAGCCTCTATTTTTAATATTAAACAGGAACATAAAAGTATCTTAACTGAAATTATACAAGAAGAAATGAGGAGTCTGCAAGATATAACTTTGAATTTCGACCTTCCCATAGGAAATCCTAAAACTCAACATGAATATATACAAAGTAGATGCTTCCAAGAATTTAAGGATTGTTATTTGGTAAAGTATCAAGACAATAATAAACCCTGGCCCACAGATGATGTACTGGCCGATATGTGCCCCCTGCCAGGAGGAGAAGGTCTCCCTCAAAATGCATGGGACTACTATTTAGAAATCTCTAATATTAGACCAGAAAATTGGACTTCGGCTACATATTTTGGGCAGGCAAGAATGGGAGGTTTTTGGGTACCCCCAAAATTAAAACAACGAAATTTTACTCACGTAATCTTTTGTAGTGATCAACTATATGGTCAATGGTATAATGCATCAAATTCTAAAAAAACTAATGAGGAATTATTATTAAGTAAATTAGATAAGTTGCTGAACAATACCAATAAATTAAGAAGTAGGGCCTTGCCAGCTGAATGGAATACACAAGGACAGAACAGACTGTTCAGGAATTTAAGTAGAATTGATTATTGTAAGCTACCTGAGGCCGTAGTCTTACTGAATTCAACTAAATATGATTACTCTTTGTGGGAAGGTGATTGTGAAATCTACAGAAATAACGTGACTAAACACCCTTCATGTAAAAATTTTAATTATTCCACTAAGTTTAAGGTGCATCCTTACACCTGTAGACACTGGAGATATATAGAAGGAGAGGAAAAAACAGATTGCTTTACTGCAGATAAAACTAGATGTTTATATTATTCTTATTATAGTTCCCCTTCATTTTTATGGGATTTTGGATGGTTGGCATATAATAATCATTTTCCCAGTCCTGTCTGTGTTAAAGAAACTAAGATTAGAGAAGCAAAGTATGAAGTATACTCCTTATATGGTGAATGCATACAAGCCACAAAGACCTATACTATAGATCAAGTATTAGTAGGACTACATGGATTCTTAAGCTTTTACAAAACCCCAGTGCAAGATCTGCCCAAGGAGAGGGCTTTTCTAGGATTAGATAACCCAAAATGGCCACCACGTTATCCTAATATGACTAATGAACAGAAGATAAGATGTATAGATCAGAATAAGAGGACAAGACGAGATGCTACTAATTGGCAAAAGTTGCAGAAAGCTGGATATGCCATCACTAATGCAGTAACACAAATAGCTAAAATCACAGACTTAAATAATGAAGCCATAGTATCAGGAATATATTTGTTGAAAGACCATATTGTGACCCTAATGGAAGCCACACTGCATGATGTATCGGCTCTGGGAAATGTGGTAACCATCCAACATTTTCATACTCATCTTGCGCAATTTAAACTACTATTAGTGGAAAATAGAATCGATTGGAATTATATTGATAGCAGGTGGATACAAGATCAACTAGGCTTGGATGAAGCCGATATGAAGATTTTAAGAAGAACAGCTAGAGCTCTAATTTACAATGTGGAGGAAATAGACTTTAGACCTACCTCCACAACTTGGGAAATAGCCCTATATTATGAAATAATAGTACCTGGAAAAGTGTACTCTACTAACTGGGAAGTACATAACATAGGCCATTTAGTAGACTCTGCAGGAAGTCTAACTTTAGTAACAATACAACACCCATATACAATAGTCAACCAGGAATGTGGAGAAACAAAATATTTACATATGGAGGAATGTACTGAACAGGACTATAAAATTTGTGAACAAGTAACAGAAGTGTTGCCCTGTGGCAACCTGACTGGCAGTGACTGTCCTGTGTTAGCTAAAACAGTAAAGCCTGGATATGTACATATAGAATCCTTGAGGAATGGAAGCTATATTTACATGGCTCATTACCAGGACTGTGGCATTAAACCATATGTGCCACAAATTGTGACCGTCAATGCAACAGTTAAATGCTTAGGATATGAAATTCAACCACCACTTCAATTCGAAGAAACAACCTCGAGTCTGACACCACAAGTTCCGAGTTTGAAATTGAGACTTCCTCACTTGGTTGGCATACTTGCAAAATTGAAAAACATACAAATCCAAGTAACGTCAACATGGGAAAGTATAAAAGACCAAGTGGAAAAATCACAAACAGAGCTCTTGCGTCTGGACATCCACGAGGGAGACACTCCAGCCTGGATAAAGCAGTTAGCTGAGTCAACCAAGGACATCTGGCCTACAACTGCAAACATCTTTGGTAAAGTAGGAGAATTTTTGTCTGGAACTTTTGGGGGATTGTTTGGGACTCTTGGATATATAAAACCAATTATCTTGGGAATTGTGATTTTGCTATTGATTGTTATAGTAGTCAAGATTATATCATGGCTGCCCAGCAAGAAAAAACAGAACTGAAGGAATTTCTGGCTGAATTCCCCTTCAATGATCCTGATGACGATTTATGGGTACCAGTAAACATACCCCCGGCACCATTTCAACCTTATGCTGATCCTTGTGATAAGGAAGAAGGGGAATATCTTTTGCCAAAGGAACAGGTATTTACAACTCCTTCTGAGGCTGAAACCTCGGAAGATAATGACCCCCTTCCAGGCACTTCTACTGCAGTAAATAGATCCACTGGAGAAGAACCCAAGTTTAAATGGCTCCAAGTAGCACGGAGAGAAACTGATTACGACCGGTTCGACCTTGGAAAGTTCTTCCCTGACAGACTCCAACGTGAGTTTATACTCCAGAGAGCAATTTTAACTGCTGCTGGTTACCAGCCTACCTTGGTAGAGCACTGTGCCAAAATGGGGTGGTATGCATGTCTGCAACCACACCATGGGGCATTGGGGGAGACCACTGAGGTATATTATAAATGTTTGAAATGTGGTTCGGAACAATGGGACCCCCTATTATATATATGGGACAAACATATGTTAATGTTTAAAAGGGCATGGACTAGAACGCCTCACACCTCAAGTCCTCTGAGTAATCTCAGGAGACATGACGCAATCTGCCCTGGACTTAACCCACTCCTTCCCTACTCTAGTACAGAACCTTTGTTACGCAAGCCAAGAAGAGATCCAGGCGACCGCTGGCGCGAAAGGAAAAGGAAAATATCTGGAGGTGGACCCACCGCAGTACTGCCTGCCGATACTTTCGCCCACGCCTTTGAGTGGCCGCAATTTAAGAGAATGCATTCAAGCAATCTGGGGGCTGTACCAATCCTGGTACAAACACTGCAAAGTAAATGTGCCAGATTTGAAATGGAGACGCACCAAGACAGGGGTATTGTGTAGTGAAACCTTACCAGTTCCTCCTTTAGGATCAGTAACTCTCCTAGCTTGGAAAGATACTACCATTATGATAATTTGTGCAGGGGATGATGGATTTCATACTAATGAGGAGGGAGAAGTATGCTCTAGCACAGGATGTGCTCAAATAATTTGGCCCTGTAAGGTGACTAACCAGGGGGACTGTCAACCCTATATTTATAGATTAAAAAGAAGGCACCCACTCTGCTATGAGAACAATTCCTTAAGGCATGAAACTAGCTTACAGAACCTACCCATATGCCCATATGGAGAAAAAGGGCAATGTCCACTATGGGAATATAGAAAAGATATCCTTTCCTACTTCAGTGGTAATCCTTTGACTCCTGAAGTATTAAAAAAGAAGTGTGGGGATTTCGCCTTCAGCTTATATCTAGTAGAAAGGCTAAATCTTAAAGACGGACAGTTACCAAAATCCTACTTTAGAGCAAAATTAGCGTGGGGTTCACCAAAAGGAAGCCTGGTGGAGAGGGTGTTATGGAATAAGGAGAATAAAGTACCTTATTATGACCCAGGCTATCCATTTGATGAAGAAGATGAAGGACAGGGAGAATTAGATTTTGACAGTTGTTTCAGTATTCTTCCAAGAATTACTAAAACCAATACAAAAGAAACTCTTCAATTGTGGATAAACAAAGCTGTACCAGCAGGGTTCAAACTCGTAACACCAGATGGCAGTATTATCGAGTCTAAGAGGAGTAAATTTCACCCTCTAGATATAGAAAATGAAGAAAACCCTAAATGTCCATACTGCCCGCTTGATCATGCTGGCTATACTAGTAGTGAATCAGATGATGCATAAGCAAACAAGAAAAACAGGTTTGAGCCAGCACTTCATGCTTGATTTTGCACTAGGATTAAAATAGCTGTTGGGTGGCTCTACTCACTAGGAATCAGACTTGTATCCAAGCAGTAGCCACCTAACAGTTCCTGGATCAAATACTGGTAGATGTGATAAATTAAATCATCTCAGTATTCTTGGCCCAGGCTTTTGCTTACGCATATGCTTATAGGAGAAGAAAGCATGGCCTTAGGCATAAACTGGGAACTGTGGAATACGAAGAGCAAAAGTCTGGCATGTGTGACACGGTACCCAGTTTATTAGTTCAAATCCCTTAAGGATCTRAATCATATAAGAAATGTACCTTTTCATGTATGAGAATTATAATCATGTTTRGAACTTAGATATGTRAAAAGTATAAAATGTATCCTTTTARATTGTACGRGAGCTTCCTACTCACACATCTAGCTGCGCCTAGAGTGAGACTRGACTCTCCARGCTTRGTAAGATCATATTTTATTTTGTTCATTRCTCTRCTGTTAGATTGTAARGGTATGCCATTTATCATTTAATTTGCCAACGATAATAAACCGCTTGATTCGAGAACCAATCTTTTTATTGTTGTTGTTTCTATACTTAATCAAAGTRAAACTAGAACTTRGAACGTGAAATAGTTAAGAATTGCCACCTACTGGGGCAATTAAGCATTGCTCTRRTGARGRCTTTTACTCTAACTTAAGTACTTCCAAGATCTATCCACAACAGTT